GAAAAATAATAACGCATATTAGTATATGAATAAGATAGTCATACTGGTACTGATAATCCTGGTGATATTTTTGACCAGGCGTGAAGGTTTCACGGAAGTGTTCGGGATGTCAGGCTATAACAAACCCGTTGACAATGTTCGTCTGGACGATCCTATTTTTGATAAGACTGGATACAAGCGTGTGGAAGCTATGGTTGATAGCGATCTCATCGATAAACTCGTAAAGGTTACAAACGATGAGATATTGCGAAGAACCGGGCTGTACACGTATATAATTGAAACAACTGCGTTAAAGCACTACAAAACAGAAGATGATGCACAGTTATTGTCTGAACTCAACGAAGACATTCAATCAATGAACGAACGTGCAAAGTTGATTAAGATGATGGGCGATGTTACCAAAATTGAAGAACTTCAAAAGGAGATTGCCAGGTTGAAGAAGCGCTACGATGACCTCAAAAACATGAACGACATCTACGAATGTATGTTTATGGTTGTTCGTGACATGGGTTTCTCTTTTGGTTTCTCTGTCGTTTCTACTATTCATATTAAGAATGGTGTCGCCTCTATCAAATCTATTCGTAGTCAGCCGATTGATGCCCAGAACCCTTCTAACATAAACCCATACATCGATGACATGTGTGGTAAGGATTTTGTTGATTACGAGCTTGTCGACGAAATTTCCAATATTTCTAAAGGTGAGTTTGATTCAGCAAAAAATAAGTTAATGTAATTGTAATGATCAATATAAGTGATGTCACTAAAATTGACACTATAAGAAAACAAATTCGTAAAGAAATTTATACAAAGATATATGAACAGTTTTCCAGAAGAATAAAGAATGCAGCTCAGCAATACAGAAAGGACATATTTCTGACAATACCTGCATTTGTCATGGGATATCCAACATTTGATCGATTCGCTGCTACTAAATATATAGAAAGACAACTTGTGTTAGCCGGGTTTACAGTTCAAATGGTAAGTGATTACGATTTATATATATCCTGGCATACATCTAAAAAGGAATCTAAAAACGAAGTTCGGCAACCAGAAGAAGAATTTCCAAGTTTAGTAAATTTGAAAAAGGTAGCAAATAGATACAGGAAAGGTGCGTAGTAAATAGTGTAAAAAAAAAGCCCACTTAATCATAAATGGAGAATTTGAACATTCTTGTCGAGGCAAAGAAGGAGTATACTGGTCAGTTGTGTAGTATCATGATCCCAGTTATGATTACGGCGTTTGAGGATATGTACAAAGAAGCCATGAAGATGTCTAACAACAAAAAGGTCTTGATTATGTTCCAGAAGCTTCTCAAGGAAGTACCGAACTGGAGTAACGCCATGAGCAAGTCTCACAGTGACAATATTACAGAGCGCTGTGCTTGGTTTAGTGATCTTCTTGCGGCTGTTTTTGTCAGTCATGTCAAGATTTTGTCGTCCGTTCGTTTGAAGAGTCAAAACAAGAAGATTTCATTGAAGTTACCAACAAACGAAATTTTTATTCAGACTGCGTACAATAACATCGCAAAAGACTTGTATAAAGACCCATATATTTTTAGCGAAGAACAAAGTGAATACGCCCGTGACGAAAAGCTCACACAGCGCTTTGTTGTTTCGATCGAGGCAACAATCAAGGAATTGATTCCGGTTCAACAAATTCTTCAAACATATATGTCTCAAGAAACGCACGATATAAATCTCGGTGAAGAAATGCAAGATTCCGAAGATCCGGATGTTCTCGAAGGTGATTTTCCGGTCGAAGAAGAAGATATTATGGGTGAAGAACAACCTATGGGAGAACCAATGGAAGGTGGAGAAGAAGTTGGTGATGAAATGCCGGCTCCTATGGAATTCGAAGAACCCATGGAACAAACGATACCTCAACAGGAAGCCCCAGAAATCCCTTCTTTGGCCAATGAGTTTAAGACCATCTCTAACGTCAGGGACCCGAGTCACGCCCCCCAGGCACATTCAGGGGAAGACGAGGGTGTTCTTTTCGGCGACGCCCCGGACCACCGAACAAAAAAAGTTGGCTATAATTAAATGGAACTCACAGAGTACTTCAGGGATCCGGCAAGTGCCGCTTTTTCAGCCGCCGCAATCACAGCCTTATACATACACCTCAAGGCTTACATAAACAATGAAGGTAAACTCGAATTAAATAATTACGCTAAACCCGCCACCCTTAATGCTATTCTCGTCTATTTTATCGTGTCTAACGGCATCGGTCAACGTGAAACTATATCAATGGAGCCTTTCTAACTTAAAGATAACGTAATAATAAATAACAATATGGCTTCCGTTGGCGCTTTCAATGACATGATGGGGCAGTTCTTGACTGAACTGCACAAGACTCTCCCCCAAGATAAGAGCATTAAGAAGTTTATTACATCGTTTGAACTTCTTAAGCAAACTAATCCCAGAAAGTGTGTCGACGCATTTGTGCGAGGTATCACACCGCACGCCGATAAGATTTCTCAAAGAGATGAATCTTTCATTAACGATCTTGAAAACATTGAATTTTTGAAGGATCTTAACATTAAGGAGTACTGGAACGGTACGCTTTCGGATAACACGAAGAATGCTATCTGGCAGTATCTCCAAACTCTTTACATGCTTGGCACTACTATTACGGTAATTCCCCAAGAAACCATGAGTATGATTGAAAACATCGCCAAGGACTGTGCTGATAAGATGCAAGACGGTGATGGTGGTATTGATCAAGACGCACTCATGAAGACCATGAGCAGTATGCTTGGTGGTATGATGAAAAAATAAACTTAACTTATATAAATGAAAGTTTGGTTTGAGGACATCAAACAAATCATCGATACAAAAAAGGTGACACAGTTCTGGCCAAATAATTCACAAACTCCAGAAGAACGTGTAAATGCCGCTTCAAGATTTATAATTTACGCTACGTGCATTCTGTATCTTATTCGCAGGGACATTAGAATTTTCGTTTTAGGTTCCATGGTTTTGGGTGTTCTTTATATTATGTACAAGTCTGACATGATTAAAGACACCACGGGTATGGCTCCGTTTTCTTCCGATAGTTACAGCGACTGTCAGAAGCCCACAAAGGATAACCCAATGGGTAACGTTCTCATAAGTGACTATATCGAAAACCCCAACAGAGACCCGGCTTGCTTTTATCCGGGTGTTCGGAATGGTGTGAAGAAGTTCTTAGACGGAACCATTCGCTACGATTCTGGGCGTTCTAGAAGTCCTCTTCCACAGTACCAGCACAACTCTATGGCTAGACAATTTGTGACCGCCCCGGTTTCTAGTATCCCAGGTGATCAAACTGGGTTTGCCGAGGCGTGCTATGGTTCTAAATTGGGTCCGATGTGCAAGAGTCACGGGGGAGTGTATTGTAGCCCAGATGCCAGAGGCGTTCAGCTCGAGGCATTTGCCGGTCTCAGCGCAGCGGGCGATGTTCGAAGTTCTCGATTAGGTGTCGGGAGGGTGTAGCATAAATATTCTCATGTAATAATAAATGGCGTACCAGCTTCAGCCCGGATTAAGTATTGTTCAAAACACTGGTGCCCTCCCCCCGGTGAAGGCGACCGAAGAGGTTTTCATTTACCCCCAACCGAGTACTCTTAACTGTGGTGGCTGCAGACCCAACACAGTTTTGTATGGTACGGCCCCTTATATGGCCGGCAAAGGCGCTCCGGCGGGTTATGTTGATATAAGTGATCAACTCAGACCGCAGAGTACTTCTAGATTTAACAAGCATCTTGTTCAAACGTATGAGCGAAACTATTTCCCGCTCCAAAACATGACATGCAGTTTACCTTTGAGAAGTATGTCTTATTCTCCTTCGAGCACCCGTGCCGAAGGCCAGAATGAACTTTTTCAACAAAGATACCGTAATAAAAATGTCAATAAGAAATAAGAATGGCTGATCCCATATCTCTTCTTGCTGTTGCTGGTCTCATATATACTGGGAGGAATCTCAGTAACAAGGTTGAGCGTACAGCACCCCAAGAAATTGAGGAAATAGATTTTACAGGTGTTGAACCAGAATATGAAGAAGATTTCGATGAGCCTGAACCTGATTTTCAGCGAAAAATTGAAATTGGTAGTTTTGCGGAACTTGCGCCCCAACAGCGCAGTGCTGGTCAGGAGGTGTTAGGTTTGCGTGATCGTATGTTTGACAGGGGGAGAATGAATAACCTTTCGCCGATTGAAAAGCAGATGGTTGGTCCTGGTTTGGGTGTCGGATATGATACACCAGCCCAGGGTGGTTACCAACAGCTCTTCAGAGTGAATCCGGTGAATGTCGGTGAACATCGCCTCACTACTTTACCGGGTAGAACTGGCCCAGCACACGACACGAAGGGTTACCGAGCCCCGCTTGTTGGACAACTCACACATAATATGCCGGAGAAGACTGCTTTCCTCCCGTCCAGGCGGCCGACTGTTCTTGGTCGTGCCCAGGGCATGTCTGGTGTAACGCCCAGACAAAGCCACGAACGCACAAAGAGAACGACGAATCGTTCTGAAACTGGCCTGCGCACGGATGGCCTTGAAAATGCTCCCAGAAAGCGCCTCGTTTCTCAAGGTGCAGTGGCACAAGACCCAACTAGATTCAAGAGTGATCTGAATGACGCTCAATATATGTACAATAACCAACCCACTCCGGGTATCCATAGCTTCCACGGGGCTTACACGATTTCTCCGGCGATTTCCACGACTGGTAAACGCACAAATGAAGAACTTGAAAGGTACGGTTTCCGTCCGGAAGATCGCAGAGAACAAGTCAATCGTGTGGGTAATCCGGGTCGTATGAATGTCAGAGCAGATGCCCTTAACCAGGGTGGTAAAATTACGACTGTTCGAAGCGATACCAGTCGCATCGATGGTCGCATCAATGCCCCGAACGGTGGTTGGACACAACAATACCAACAAAAGCCTTACCACCAATTCAATGCATACAAGGGTCACGAGAATCCGTATTCTAATAACATGAGTCTTGACATAGCTAAGCGACAACTCGAAAACAACCCATTCTCTCACAGTATTAACTAAATTTTACGTTTTGGTTCAGATAAAAACAATCATTAAAATTTTATACATAAATTCTAATGAAGGTCTATACATTGGACATTGATAGCAGTGAGAGAGATCCCATATTGTACCCAAATCAAAACGAATACGTTATAGATTTGAAAAATCAGCCTATTTATGATGTTACAAAAATTACACTCGTTTCTGCAAAGATACCAAATTCACAATTGTTAATTAATTCTACAAATAACACTTTTAGTATTGATAATACTGATTTCACTCTTGCGAACACAAACTATTCGTCTGGATCTGATCTTGCGTCAGATTTGGAGTTGTTAGTGGCTCCCCCGGCTTCTAAAATTGACAGTGTGTTGTATGATGCAGATACTAATTCTATAACATTTTCAAATACAGTTTCTGATAATTTCTCTATTCAGTTCTATTCGGGTACAAATGGATACGTGTCAACACAAATCGGAAAAACAACACCTCATCAGATTTTAGGTTTTACAAGTCTCGATTATGATTCTGATGCGGGGCAGTTAAAATCCGGTTCTATAAATCTCACAGGTCCAAATGATCTTATAATTAGAATAAGCAGTGGTTCTGATAATTTAAATAAACACATTTATTCGAATACACCATTCTATACAGGAAGAATCATAACGAACGGTACAACATCCACTATACACACGGGTTCAGATGATCCATTGAACCACACGTTTTACGCTGGACAACAAAAAACAATACACAGATTAAAGGTTGAATTTTTCTATATGAGTCATGGGCGATTAATACCCTATGATTTTAGGAATCAAGATCATATTATAAAGCTCGAAATAGAATGTTCTACTGATAAATTAGAAGGCTTACCGAAGGTTATGAAAAGCTTTGAGTTGCCACCACCAATAAGCATTCCCGAAATTGAGAATCCTTATAAATGGAAAGAGTATATGTATATAGCTACCATAGTTGTAGTTGGTACATTACTATTAATGTTGATGCGTCCAAGGAAACTTAGCGAGTAACCGCATAGATCGGTTGAACCGGCTTGGAAACACGCTTAGACATGCGAGAAATCACGAGGAAGAACACAATCGAAAGGAGTGTGGTCAAGATCGCCGTGAGGAGGTATTGCATACCGCCGTTCTTGGACGTTTTCACGAATTGTTGAATGATCCAACGAGCGAGGTCATTCCAGCTGAGGGCCGCAGCGAAGCTGAAACCAGCAACAATCGCATTGAGGGATTGGGTTTCGAGTTCCTGGGTCACAAGAGTGATAGTCTTAGACGGGTCAGAAAGAATTTCAGGCATTTTTATATAATATAAGTAGAAAATTATTCAGGTAACAATTCTTCTTCTGTTAAAATCTTTTTATATTTTGTTTTATTTTTATATGATTTATCAAAATTTATTATTTGTTCATCTGATGAATAACCATCACTAGAACTACTACTGTCGTCATCGTCACCATCCTGTATAATAAACTTATATTCGGTGGTCGACCATCCTTGTGGATCAGATGAGTCCATTACTATTAATAGCATTTTTTAACATCTCTTCTGTCGGATTGGTTGGAGACCACTGATCCCAAGTGTCGTAGGCTTCGTTTATCTTAAGAAAAGTTTCATCTTCACCCGAATATCTTTCGAACATTTCATCAGATTCTTCGACGACTTCTATATCGTCTTCGTCTGAATCTGTATCTTCTTCGTCGTATAGATCTGGAAAATGTGTCCCAATTTTTTGACCGACTGTGTGCATGACACAGTACTTCATTGCATATTCCACATCTTTTGATAAAATCGTGTCTCGACCACATGCGTGTGCGTACTTTCCTGCGAGTACCATCCCCATTTCAAGAACGGGTTGAATTATACCAATGGCGCTCTGCATCATTTGATTCTCGAAGTCCCCTGTACTTTCACCAAAACCCGTTTTCATCATCTTATATTCAACTGTTAAAAATAGTTTTGGCAAATCCCTCGCTTACACGTAAAATATTGTAACTGAGAGCGCAAACTCTGAATTCTCTTGAATGTATTGCCGATTCATTCAAACTTAGGTTTATAATTTGATCTTTTACAAGGCTAAAGTTTAACTGACCAGTTGGGTAATGTTTTTCTGGTTCGAGAGCAAAGCTGTATGAGTAAAACCGTCTCATGAGTTGACATCTTGAATGATGAATGGTGGATTGTACAGCTTTTAAAAATATATAGTTACCAGTAGTTTCATTTATAACTTCTTCTGTGTTAAGATGTAAAGTTAAATGTTTTAATTGTTCATATAAAATCATTTTATTGTTTTGTGAAAAACTAAGATTGTCATAATCAAATGGGTAAACAAAATCAGATGCCGTTTTCTTGTTTTCTCTTTGAATTATGAAATACATTTCCTTCACAGGATTTATAAACGATGTTTTGCATTTAAATTGATTTGTTCCAAGTGGTATTGAAAATATATTTTGTTGAATCTGTGTTATTGTGTAGTCTATTTTTCTATTTCTAATCATATTTCTCTCTTCATTGTCTAAAAAGACAATCTCACAATTCAATTTAAAATCTTTTATTGATTTATTGATCGGGGTTGTGACAAGAAAACCACTTGTATCAACTAACAAATCACTGAGATCTCTCAACTTTATTTCAACTTCAACTTCTTGTTTGGTTATGGCACACAAGGGTAAAGATAGTTCAGGATTGTTAAAAAAGTAGAATGGAATATCTACAAAACACTTTCTATCGCTCGTAGCCGAACCGAGAGAAGAAATGATACTATAATTAGAATTTCTTACACCTGCCGCCCGCTTATTGGGATATTTGCCAATCATGTTGTTAAGCGCCCATTGTTTTGTTTGTGTAACGTTTTGTTCGGAGTATATCTGTAAATAATCGCTTGGTATAGATTGTATGACTTCTCCACCTATCAAAAGATCAACTCTTTCTATCAATGCATGACCAATCGATTCAACGTAACATATTCCAGATGATATGGTGGGTAGTGTCATTTTCACAGATATAGTCTTTATAAGGTCACCTATGTTTGGTGGTATAGTAAAGCGTGCAATTTGACCAAAATCAACTTCACCTGATGGATCTATATCGATAAAACTTTTAGAATAATTTGTAGGTTTCTTGAAATTTTTTATAAAATAAGTATACTCTGGATCATCCGTGAAATACTTATCTTGAAGACCAGTCGCCTCTAATTGCACCAAACCAGCCATTACTAATATATAGATCTAAAATTTTAAACCAGCCAACCCGCTTTCAAAACGTAGAACATTGTAATTTACTGCATAAATTCTGAATTTATTATCACCTGAATAATAAGGACTTATTTCTATATTTAGGAGTTTATGACTTATTCTACTCATATTTATTTGGCCAGTTGGATAATACACATGTGGTTTTTCTGAAAAGGAATAAGCCCCGAATTTGGACCACAGAGTTGTAGTACTACCCAGGTAATTAGTTGCTGCTGTAATGTACGGAACATTTACATAGTTTTTATATGTTTGAACAAAGTTCATAAATAAATCATCTATATCAAATACAGTTTGATTATTTAGTTTAAGTTCTAACCTTGTTATATCTTCAAATATGAGAGAGTTGTTTAAATTTTTGACTGCATCCGCTTGTGTGACAAAAAATAGTTCACGGACAGGGTGTCTAAAGTTAAGCATCACGGATTTTTTGGTTTCTCCGTCTTTCATATTCACCTGTGACATCTGCACTTGTGTGATCACGTGCTCTATTGGGTTTGATAGCAGGTAGTTCTTTTCATCAGGTGTAAGAAAAACAAATTCTGTATCGAGTGATAAATTTTTAACTATAGAACCCGGTGTTTCGTATGGGTAAGACCATACGACTTCATTTTCGTTTCTAAGTTTAAGTCTCACTTCTACCAACTGTTTAGTAAGAGCACACATAGGAATAGCTAAGCTTGGGTGGCGATAAAAATAGAACGGAAGATCTATAAAATAGGTATAACTTCCTTGATATGAAAGAAAACCACCATGACCATTCAAAAAGTAAAGAGACTGGTACACGTCGTCATCAGAGTTATGCAATTGTTGATGCATGTAAATATACTCTCCTGTGAGTCTTTCTACTGTTTGACCACCTATTAAAAGGTCTACGTACTCGATTAACTCTGTACAGATTGATGGTACGTACGCCAATTGATTTACACCAACGCTTTCTGGTCCGGGATCTGTTAGGGTAATCTTAAGAGTCATGTTCTTAACCAAATCACCTTTATTATAAGGTATTCTACAATCAAATTTGCGTCCAAAACCAAGTTTTCCATCAAATGGTGTTTCGATTTGTTCTACCGAAAACTTTGTGTGTCTTTTAAAATTCATCAGGAAGTACGAAAACTGTGGTTCACCAGTGAGCCATTGGTCCTGGATCCCTCTGACAGCCAAGTTCAAACGACCTGACATCTCTAATGTATATGAGTAAAATTTTACGAAATAAAACAGGGCACATACATTAGAAGGATGAATCTTCAACTAAGAAAATTCAAACCAGAAACGATGTCTGATGATCGTGTGTGTGTTTTTATAGGGAAACGTAACACTGGTAAATCTACTTTAGTGAAAGACGTCATGTATCATAAAAAACATTTACCGGCTGGTATTGTTTTGTCTGGTACAGAGGAAGGGAACCATTTTTATTCAGAATTCATACCCGACTTGTTCGTATATGGTGATTACGACAGGGAAGCCATAGAACGTGTAATGTCCAGGCAGCGCAAATTGGTGGGATCTGGAAAGACAAACTGCGGAGCTTTTATGCTTTTAGATGACTGCATGTATGATTCTAAATTCTTAAAGGATACGTGTATCCGGCAATGCTTTATGAACGGGCGTCACTGGAAGATCTTTTTCATGTTGACGATGCAGTATGTGATGGACCTCCCACCAGCATTGCGTGCCAATGTGGATTATGTATTTATACTCAGAGAAAATATCATACAAAATAGAGAAAAACTCTATAAGTCGTTTTTCGGTATATTTCCAACATTTGATATGTTTTGTAAGGTAATGGATGCGTGTACAGAAAACTATGAGTGTCTCGTGTTAGATAACACAGTAAAATCTAACAAGATACAGGATTGTGTGTTTTGGTATAAAGCAACCGTTCGCAAGAATTTTAAGGTTGGTAGCCCGGAGCTTTGGAATCTTCATAAGAAGATGTATAACCCTAAGTATATATCACAAAAGGAAGACGACGCTAAGAAAGCTAATAGGAAAACATCTATTAATGTCATAAAAAAGAAGTAATTCAGGACAAATCATTTGCGTTTCACACAACTTTCAAAAAACTCGTTGTATATTAAATGTCGAACCCTGTCGTCACTATGAATTTATCAGAAAACAACGATGGTATGGTCCCGGTTAACCCGTCCACGAGTTTTGTGCAAGAAAACACCAATCCCCACCCCCCGCCACCGACGCAGTTAATTCGACATGAAAAAAATATAAGTCAACATAAAGAAACGATGGACTCTACGCCGATATCGGACATTATGATTGACAATGGTGCTGGCGAAATGGGTATGATGGAACCGCCCATGATGTCTGCACAGCCCAGAACGCAAGGAGTCATGCCGCAAATGGTTGCGGCGCAGCCCCAGGGTGCTTACCAACAACCGACTAACAATAGTACCGAAAATAAGAATCCGTTCAACTTGACAGACGATCAAATGACTGCTTTGCTTGTCGCCGCTTGTGCAGCCGTCGCTGTCAGTAAACCTGTCCAAGATAAACTTGTGACCTCTGTTCCTAAGTTCCTTAACGAACAAGGGAGCAGAAGCATGGTTGGTTTGGCTTCCACGGGTTTGGTTGCCGCGGCTGTGTTCTATTTTACAAAGAATTACATCGTCAAGGACTGATCACTTTCCCAACCCATATTACTGTAAATCGAATTATCAATTCCAGAAAAATAGGTCAAAAGAGCTCCTATGGCAAAAGCCGACATGAGCAAGATACTCAACTTAAGTGTCTTTCTTCTGTCACTTCCGTATTCCTCGACCGCCTTTTTACTCTCGCCCCAAACACTGTTTACCACAAATGTAACTATCAAAGCGATGAGACTCGCTGAGAAAAAGAATATACGATCGACAGCTAAACGGGGGATACTACCCACAATCAAGCGCATAACGTTCGGAATGACAACAGTCAACCAAAGAAGATTGAGGTTATAGTTCTTAAACACATGCGGAACTATAGTAAGACCATATATTACTAGCCAGTAAAAGATGACCATAATAACAGCACTGACTGGTGTTTTCATTTAGAGTATGTAAATATTATTTATCCTGGATGTGTTTGCCACAGAAACCGGTCTTTGTACTAATTTGTTCATAGACACCGAGTTGTACAGCTATGTTTCTCAGTTTTTCGTAGTTTTTCCAAAATTGTTCCGAATGGTCGTATTCTGAAACCGTGCAATGTGCGAGTTCGTGTAAAAGAACGTGGAATATTTCATTTGGTGTACCGGATAAACATATTCCTATTTCGGCGCCTTTATTTGTGTTATATCCAACTGTACCATCCACGGGTCTGTAATAACCGCTCAATAATATACGTCTTTTAATAGAATCAAACTCCGGGGCATCAAGTGTAGACAGATGTTCCCTGAGAATCTTATACTTTTCCTTTACGACTAATAACTCTTCTGGTTCACGAGTGTAAGATAATATGACTATATTTATCACAACCAACAAGACTGCTAATATCATCTCTTATATACAAAGATAAATTTACTATACATCTCAGAAATTTTGTTTCCGGTAAGACCTTGCCATAGTTCCAAACTAAAACCCATATCTTCTAGATATGTTATGAGTAAATCTTTGAAAGCAATTGGTTCGGACTTTGCACCGTCCGCATAATATGGCGTATCTGTTAGATATACAAACAACTTTTCACCAAAGCCGCCATTCGCCTTTTGCTTGGTGACAAAAAAATTACCCATTTCATCTTCCATCGGAGTCTTGAACATAATTTGCTCAGAATCCGGAATAATACCGATAAGTTTACCACCGGGTTTCATTCTAGCTTTTATAGCAGCTAACGAATTGAAAAATAAATCACGAGTTTGAAATATATAATGAAGTGAAAAATTATAACATATAATATCAAATTTTCTTTTGGGGCAGTTATGTATATCACCCTCGTAAAAATTTACGCTTATATGCATATTTTCCGCGCGCCTCTTCGCTTCTTTAAGAGATTCTGAATTTGGATCACACATGTTTATCCTGCACCCACATGACCTCCATTTTTGGAGGTCTCCGCCAAAACCACACCCAACATCTAAAATCTGATGCCCTTCTTTTGTTACACTCTGTATGAGTTGTCTCTTGGCATCATTATGATTTCGACGAATCTCTTCCATGTTTTTTATACGTTTTTTAGCTTTACACAGTTGACTTACTTGAAATATAAACCTAAGTTGTAGTAGCTTAAAGTTTTGAAGATATATATTCGTATAAATAATGGCTTCTCTTGAACAAGATTACACTACCGTCCCGGGTCAACTCTTCGCTTGTTTGTCTGTTGTTGGACCGGAATGTCCGCAAAAGAATGACAAGTTTGGAATCAAGATTCGTGGAGCTTTTGCTACCCGTGATGAGGCAGCCAATCACGCTAAGCGTCTTCAAAGAGAAGACTCCACTTTTGATATCTACGTCGTCGACATGTATAAGTGGTTGCTCATTCCACCGGATCCAACTGTTATTGAAGATGTGCATTATCAAAATGAAAAGCTCGAAGAGATTATGACTGGTTATAGAGAATCTCAACAAATGGCTGTGCGTATGTTTGAAGATCGCAAGAAGGAAATGATGGAAGCCAAGTCGTATTTGCGACCGGGTGACGAAAACTCCAAGTATTACACGAAGCCGGATGAAGCACCGATTAGCCACCCGGCCGAAGTCTTGGAACGTCTCCAAAAGGAAGAACCGGATACGCCCATGGAAGAACTCGTCAAGCGTGCCGATGAAATTGTTAAGAAGGAAATCGAAGAACGACGCCTTCAACGGGAAGCCGAAGCCGAAGCCGAAGCCGAAGCCGAAGAAGGTGAAATCGTAGAATCTCAAGAATCGTCTACCGAAGCCAAGATCGAAGAAACGAAGGAAGATGGCGAGGAAGAAGTTTCTTCAGCCTAAATTTTTAATCTAAATATAATTTAAATGTTAATTGCATTCATTACAATTTTCATTGTCGCAATCAGTGTGACTATTTTCTTTTTTATGAAAAATTCAAGTTCCCAAAAAAAGAAAATGGGTGATAATAACGTAGAATATATTTCAGCAACAGAGGTTATGGAGGAAAACTTAAAGGATCCTGTTATAGTGAGTCGTGCGTATTTCACAGAAGACAAGCTTGGTGATCTAGGTAATTTTACTGGTTACTCAAGTGTATCTGAGGATCACTGGCTGCATGGTTTTCCCCATGAAAAAGCCCAATAAAAATACAGCAAAAGCTATAACAATCATATTTTTATCCATGTTTGAAAATAAATCGGATGTAGGCATAATAGGGGGTGGTGGAGGAGGTGGTGGCGGATGCATATACATCATTTGTGGATGATGTTGGTGTTCGGGTTCATCGTAGTAGAAGTTATCTCCTTCATTACCGTTATCTTTGTCCGCAGGCATTAGATCGATGTCTGGTTTATATTCAATTGGATTTCCTATATCGGTTTCCATATTTAAATATAATTAATTTTATTCTTTTAAGCATCTTCTTCGTCGTCGTCCTCGTCATCATCAACGACGAAGTCTTTCAAGTTACCATTTTCGTCTTCTTCGTCGTCGCTATATTCACTTTCTTCGTCGGAATACAACTCATCTTCGGTGTCTATATCAGATCCCATGTCAGTGTCATATTCATCTTCCTTGTAATCGTCAATAAAAGATTCTTCGGTGACTTTAAACAATTCGGGCTTTTTGATGTTTCTTCCAGATCTAGTCTTATAAATCATATATAATTAATAAATTCTATTGTTTAAGTATCTTGGATTAAAAGGTTTTTTATTGGCTATCGCACTTTCTAATATCTGCTCTTCTATTTCGTAAGCTATTTCCATGGCCAATTCTTGTATTTCTTCAAATACGTCATATTCGTTGTAAAGACCTATGTCTTCTAAATGATCAAGAGATTTATACAAATATTTTGAAGATATATACGGATCTTCCAAATTTTCTTTAGATAAATTTAAATTTTCCAAGAAAAAACTAAAAGATTCTTTATCTATGCCCGAGTACTTATATGACCTTTTCACAAGTTTGTCTATAAAGGGTGTATCGTGTTTATTGTCATACAATTTAGCCATGATATATCCAACAGTTCCTAAAAATATCAAAGACATCTTAATTATGTAAATTATTTTTTTTTCAATAAATTAAATATTTTTGGTGTCAATTTAATTTTTATGTTATTTTTGCAAGAACATTCCTGTGTAATAAAATTTTGAACAATTTTAAAAGTTATACATTTTTCATGGTTTGATTTAATATTATGACAATATGTTGCATTTGTAAACACCGTGTAACTCGTCTTGTTACGAACAACCTTTATGAGCTTGGTACAGTTATTACCCGGGTAATACTTTCTTATGAATAACTCCAACTCTGGTTTGATTTCCGGGTTCATGGGTTCAACTTTTGGTGGTGGTTTTATCTCTGGACATTTCACCTTTTCTGGATATAGCATGTCTTTTAATTTTGCAGTTAATAAATACCTTTTACCTATGAAATCTTTACAAAATCCACACTTTCTCTCTCGAATGGTTTCGCATCTACAAAAACATTTTTGTGCAATCATATCACCGGATATGTAAAACCATATATGATTAGAACCATGCCGTCTTCCAAGATTCTCACAATAGTGAGATGTTGTTGAAACAAGAAATTGATTGTTATGTTTAAAAATTTTAGTAATCCTCGCGTCACCCTGTCCTTCTAGATTATTTTGTACAAACTCTTCAATTTCACCCATTAAAAATTCATCGTGCACTTCATCCTTCATTTCAGTTTTTGAAAAATTACCCTCTTTTATGGCCTTTGAAGGTGGTTCTACATCAATGTGTTCAGTTGAATCGGTTCGAACTGTTGCCATTTTCATGATATCTACCGTAGGTGTCTGATCTACACTCATAAGACCCGTAAATCCACCATGCACAAATACGGGTAGGTAAGCGACCTGTATAGCTTTACCAGTCTGTTTACACTCTGCACACCCCTGACCACCACATGGGTCATGTTTCCCCTTTTTATGTGAAAATGGCATTCTAAACCCACTTCCTTTAGATCCACGTGTAATGTCACCATAGACTGCCGAATCGATGATCTCATTCCAGTCTATAGATCCCTTTGCCGTGTAAAGTGCAACTAATATATGTTCACGAAGAGCTATCGCCGATTTTTGATTTACAACAAACCCCGGCCAATTTAAGTGAATTCCCGTTTTCACTTTGTTTTCAATTTTTTTGGGTGGTGCCACACAAATAAGACACTCCTTTCCACCATATCTTTTGACTTTTGTGCATATGACTTTGCATATGTCTTTTATTTCATCGAGGGAAAGGGCATCTTCACCTTTGAAATCTATATCTACAAAAAAGTTATATAAATCTGTTTTTTGCTCAACAACGAATAACTTTTCACCACTTTTTACCGCCGAAACGTACACTTCATAAAATTCATTCAATTTATCAAATGGGATTGAAAGGACCCCGCCATCCATGAGTACATGTGATAAATTGCGACGATTGCATACATTGTTTTTTCGACACCAGTTCTTAAACATACTTACCTTATTAACGATCTTCTTCTCTATACCATCGCATACAAGAAACATCTGGATATTCCTTATTTTCTGAAAGATCTTTTTTAATAACCAACAATTCATAAACAGTTTTATTTTTTATATTTTCTATATACGTATCCGCTTCATCTTCATAATATCCCCTGTTATTCAACAGTAATTTTCTAACCTGTGATAAAATGTAGCTCTTAGACTTCATTATTTAATACAAAATTTTTTTCTATTGAGAGAAGTTATGCACGAGTAGAATTCAGGGTTTTTGATTACATTGTTCACAATCAAATCCCATCTCTTTCTCGTTGCAAATTCTTCGAGTGTATCAAAACTGATGTAATCATTTTCATCGTGTGATTTTTTAATCGGTTGTTTATTTAATTTTTTTATAATTGTTCTGTACTTTTCTTCGTAAAATTTATTAATTATTGCACTTTGTTCATTCCTTTTATAGTCGACAAAGAATACAAAAACATTATAAACTAAATCAACAGTTGGACTTTCTTTGACGGTAAATACATAATGTGTATATTCGCCACTTTTCAAATTAACAATTCCCCTCGTTTCTTCTTCGAGTTCCCTCAGAGCACACTTCAAAGGATTATTAATTTCCCTTCTCCTACACCCCCCGGTCACAAATATCCAGTCTTTAAATCTTTTATCCCTTACTGTGAGAAATTTTGGTTTTTCGTCAGCGAAGCTGACTGGTATCGCTATTGCCTTGTGTTTCTTCATTGCTCATTGGCAAGTTATGATAGCTGGATATCATTATTCTTCGGATTTTTCCCCGGAACCCTCTAGTTCGCTAACTTCCTCTTCTACCTCTTTGATAGCGTTGGAATTTTGTTTTCTTATCATACTCTCCTGAACGACGAGATGATTCATCATCTTAGAAGAGAAACCCTTGACACCATTGAGTTCTTCCTTGGTCTTGCCCAATTCTCTAAAGAGAAATGCAGTAGCGGCGACACAAGCAACAATAGCGACAATGAGCATAGTTTCACGATCAATTGGAATCATAATTATTATTTATATTTCGAATCATCTTTTTAAGCAGTTGAATAGATAGCACCCATCTGAACTCTGTTACTTACAGGACAGTCGTACGGTTCTTGTCCAAATTGAATGGAGTTATAGTGTGTATTTTCACAATTTCGACTTGTTGGGGATGTCGCCGTTTTAGGCTTTTGGCCGACCTTCGTGGGCTGACCGATGAATTTTTCTATCACCCTGGACTTGGGATCGTACGTAAGCACGAATACGACCGCCAAAAAGAAAACGTTGTTCCAAAACATTGTGTTTATTTACTATTAATAAACAGAATGTTTGTGAGTAAAAATTAATTTATGAAATGGATTATTTAGTTGGAATACATGAGACCACCCATACCGTTTTCAATACGGAGGATGTTGTAGTTGATCGCATACACGTCTTGGCTAGAGAGCGCCTTTTCGTTCACGATGCGAGCAGAATCGAGGCGAGAGAAGTTCAAAGAGCCCGTCGGCTGAAGCTTGGAAACATCCAAACAGAGTGGGTAGAGGAACATGTGACGACCCACCGAAGCATCCATGGAAGACGTGTGATAGTACGCCGGAACTGTGGTGTAGGCTGGGTCAGCAAACTTGTAGTCACTGACATCCGTGCCGTTGATTTGCAATTTCAAACGGTTATCCGCGGCGACACAGG